TAAAAATGAGGGTAGATTGACTCCAACAGAGTGTGCAAGACAAGCAGGATACAAACCAGATAGGGCTCATGTTACTGCATCTGAGTTGTTAAATCCAGGTAAGTATCCAAAGGTTGTTGAGGCTGTAACAAAAAGAAGAATTGAGATTGACAAAACTAATGAGGTTAAATTAAATAAACATGTTAATGAGTTGGCTAGATTACGTGAGAAAGCTTTGGAAGAAAAGTCTTATAGTGCTGCTGTTAATGCTGAACGCTTGCGGGGTCAAGCTGGAGGACTGTATGTTGAACGAAAAGAGATCAGGACAGGTAGTATCGACAGTATGTCTCGAGAAGAAGTTTTGAAAGCATTAAAGGACATAGGGTTCGAAGGTAGTTTTAAACAAGAAAACAATCAAACTGTGTTGTCCATAGAAGATAAATTTGAAGACTGAGACACTTTTCTGGAAGTCATTTAAAAATCATTTAAGCAAAGATTATTTAGTTGATCGCATAGAAAGTTACGCTACACCAGGGTTTCCTGATTGCCTTATTTTTCACCAAAAAACAGGGTTCTTCACTGTCGAATTAAAAGTAGTAAAAGGTAATGACAAAGTAACAATATCACCACTTCAAATATCATGGAATTTATCCAAATCCATGAAAGCTGCTCCCGTTTTTATCCTGGCCAAGTCGCTTGACGAAGGGGTGGTCAAACTGTTTTCAGGTGCCAAGATACAAGAATTACGCGACAAGGGCTTTAAATCAGTGCCCGGGATCTATGAGGGAAGGCTCGAGGACCTCGAATTATGGAAAACAGTTTCAAACTCCAAAACTCCTGTCAAGTAAATCCTGAAAATATCTGTGGATAACCTGTGGATAAGTTCCCGCCGGGCGCGCCCGGGTTTTTTTTTCACGCAAACTCCCAAAACTCCCCATTTTTCAATGTTTCCCGGGACTCAAACCGTCCAGCAGCTACCAGAAGACCAGGTGCCGGGATGCAAACTCCTAGTTGAAACTCCCAAAACTCCCAATTTATGTATATTTTCCAACAGTTCCCGGGACTCAGGATGCAGCTGCCAGAAGACCAGGTGCGAGCCCGGGTTTTGTTCCGTCAAAACTCCCAAACTCCTTTGTTATCACCCTCGGTTTAGTTAAAAGATTCACCATCTGAGTTTTCGCACCGGGCGCCCGGCGTAAAAAATCCAGAAAACTCCCAGAAAATGCTTGATTTATTGCCCGGGATCTAGTATCTTCCGTCCTGATGCAGCATGCTGCTGCCTGGACAGCAGGTTACAGCTCAGAATTAGAAAGAAGGTTACAAATGTTCGCGTTTTTATTGAGTTTATTGGTCCCCGCCAAACTGGTTATACTATTATTGTTCCTATATCTGCTGGTGAAGATCTTCTGATTCAAAACTCCGAAACTCCAAACTCCCCTTTCCCCCCTCAATACGTGAATCTAGTCTCGGTGAGTTTTCGCACCGGGCGCCCGGGTGAAAAATTAGTTGCAAACTCCAAACTCCGTTGAAAAACAACAACAAATGTAATGGCTTTTGTCAAGATCCATCGCCCGGGCATCCAGGCAGCTAACTAAGTTGCAAACTCCAAACTCCACCTGTGAAGAAACCTATTAAGTAATGAAGATTCGTAATTAATCGCCCGGGGTCGCAGGTGAAGAAATTTCAGGACATAAAAAAAGGGCGAATAAATCGCCCTTTTGGTTTTGTTAGTTATAGATTTTTGATTACATAGTTAAGCCAAGACGCTTTAGTATATAACCAATGTCGCTTTGTAGATGATGTATTAAACTAACTCGATTTTCTTTATCTTGAACAGTCCATTCAAGTATCGAATTACATAATACTCCACAAATCAACTTCCAATCCATAGAGTCTTTGGTTGGAACTTTTGAGATTAGGGATTCTAAATCCCCAATCGAATTTTGGTCTTTTGCATACTCTACAATCTCTTTCAAGACTGGAGTAATATCAACTTTGTTTACAGAATTGATTGGAACAATCTCGTTATTGTCTTTACTCATTGATTGGTTTCCCATTAATCTCAAATACTGTTTGAGGGTTGATATTTAAAAACCTAGAACGATAATCTCTAGGTAGACCATTTCCGACACGACATGCCAAAACATAATTATCATGTTCTTTAAAAGATAATTTACTTTTGGTTGATGTGAAGTTATGAGCATAGATACCAAGAATACCTCTTTTAAGTATTCCTGTTGAACCATCGTTCTTTATCCATTTACAGGAAAAGAAACCCATGCCAACTTTAGTTTTTAGTTCGTCTTTAGTCATATTGACCCCTTTCTATTTCTAACAAGATGACCTTACCACAGTTCTATTTCACACAAAGTAAAAAATGAACTAATTTTCAGTTATCTGTGGATAACCTGTGGATAACTTGCCCGGGACTATATGTAGTATGTAGATCCAGGCCATACCTACTACATGCAGCGGCCTCGCCGCCCGGGTACTATATCTTGTGTTGCATTTTTGCAACACCACTATATGCAGCGGCTGCTGGTGCCCAGGTCGCTAACCGCTTCGCGTTTAGCTCCCGGTCTAAAAGTCCATATACAAAACTCCAACCCCCCACACCCCCCTTTGCAACTAACATCCATATAGTAGTTGCGCTGTAAGGATTGACTGTGGCAATCTCTCAAAAAAACGTTTAGAATGAGTCTGAAAAAAATTTTTTTAAAATGCAAAACGTTTCGAATCTTGAAAGCTATGATACACAGGCTTTAAAGCTTTTATTGAAGAAAGCCATATCCGATAAGCAAGAAGCAACACAGAAAGATTTTTTAAAATTTACAAAAACAGTTTGGCCTGATTTCATAGAAGGTAAGCATCATCAAATATATGCAGAAAAATTAAATCGTATTGCAAACGGCGAGTTGAAGAGATTGATTGTCAACATGCCTCCTAGACACACAAAATCAGAATTTGCATCTCATTTATTTCCTGCTTTCTTCATGGGCCGTAATCCAAAAGCGAAGTTAATTCAAACCACTCACACAGGTGAATTGGCTGTTTCGTTTGGTAGAAAAACAAAAAATCTAATTGAAAGCGATGAATACGAAAAAGTATTTCCAGAAGTCAGATTAGCAGCTGACTCTAAGGCTGCTGGTCGATGGCAATCGAACCATGGCGGAGAATACTTCGCAGCTGGTGTTGGTGGTGCTATAACCGGTCGTGGTGCAGATCTATTAATTATTGACGATCCACATTCCGAACAAGATGCACTATCGCCCACGGTTCTTGATTCACATTACGAGTGGTATACTTCAGGACCTAGACAGCGTTTGCAACCAGGTGGAGCTATTGTTGTAGTCATGACTCGTTGGTCTATCAAAGATCTTACTGGTAGGCTAATCGAGGCCCAAGGCAAAGATGAGAATGCAGATCAATGGGAGGTTGTGGAATTTCCGGCAATACTTCCTAGTGGTAAACCCATGTGGTCAGGTTTTTGGAACATACAAGCATTAGAACAAGTTAAAGCATCTATTCCTTTGAAGAAGTGGAATGCACAGTGGATGCAGGCACCGACATCAGAAGAAGGTGCCTTGATAAAACGAGATTGGTGGAGGACTTGGGAAGGATCAAACATACCTCCCG